GACGGTCTCATCAGGCTCGACACCATATGGCTGCACTGTGGCGGTGGCGGCTTTCAAGCCCTTGTTATCGCGGATCACTAGCACTGCCTCTTCTACGCTAGTGATGGCCTCGACAATATTGCGGTAGGAATTGGATCGCTTTACCTGCCACTCTTCGCCATCCCATACCGATACGGTATAGCCGTTGTGTATTGCGTACTTGACCAGTGAGACATAAGCTTTCATGTTGACCTCTAAGTTACTGTGCGACATTGCACAATCACATTGTAGTAGTGTTTAAAACATGGGCGCAATAGTTACCTGACTAAAACGTAAGGTTATTGATTGAAGCAGGGATTACAGGCTTACCAGTGACTAATAAAGATACGCGATGCGCGCACGTAGCATGGACTGTGCCAGCAGGTGTCTCCAATGTGTCTATTTGCCAAATTTTGAACGGATCTGAGCGACTTTAAGGGGTTCAAGCACCCTACCCCTTGACCCATGCGCTGAAGTCGCTCTATCGCGTTTTTCACCATTTTGGTGCATTTATTATCCACAATTTGCGGTGGATAACTTTACTTATGCACAGCCTGTGGATAACATTGGGCCACGAACAGTGCTGTTTAAATCGCCAGTGCTGTATACTTGACCAGTAAAGACCACGCAAAGGGGAAAACCTATGGGTAAGACAACGTCAATAGACTATCTTAATGATCTAGAAAACGCCGCGCAGCAGAGTGGTGAGTTAGAGGCAGACCAATGGGCAGATACTGATGCTGAGGTGCTGGCAGCAGCAGCAGACGCACCAGCAAAGCGCAAAGACGGTCAGGTGATCACCGCCCCGCGACAGAGGCAGTTAACCCCGAAGCAGTTGGCATTCGTAAGAGCAAAGATAGAGGGGAAGAGTAACGCAGATGCGTATAGAGAGGCATACCCAGATGACCAATCAAGTAACAGGGTGATCAGTGCTAACGCATACAAGCTCACAAGACATCCAGTGATCGGACAGATGCTGGAGGATGCATGGGGAGAGACGGCAGAAGCACTCACTGAGGATCTAGCAGCGACCAAACGATATGTGCTGAGGCAGCTTCTTGCAATGAGCAAGGGAGCCAAGCAGGAAGGCAGTCGTTTAAAAGCATTGGAGTTGATGGGCAAAGCGGCAGGTGTGTTTACACCACAGTCCGATACAGAGGCTCCAGCACCAACGGCGGATCAGTTGAAGCGGGAACTGTCAGGGCATCTCAAGCTACTAGGCGGCAAGGCGGCGTAGCGGTGTAAACGGCTGGTGGTTTAAACGGAATGGCGAGACCCCACCGTACCCCCACCCCCCTAATGACCCGCACATGCCCCCGCACATGTTACGCTCTAATCCGCTCTAACGATTACATAGCTACATACCCCCATCTCTTTCTTTTCCATACCCCCGGGGGGTATATATATTTTTAGAAAAAAGATGCGAACGTACGCAATATCGTTTAAACTTACGGAATGACTGAACGCAGACAGCTAGTTTTGGACTTCATCAGAGCCTACATTAGGCTTCATGGTGTGTCGCCTTCTTATGAGGTGATAGCTAGATCTTTGGGAATGACTTCTAAGTCAAACATCCACAGGATTGTTCATAGGTTAAAAGAGGATGGGCATATTGAATTGAAGCCATATAAGTTTCATTCAATCAAGCTTTCAGATAGGTCTATGAAGGAGATGGCAAAGCTATGACTCTCCTAACAGCAAAAGAGATCTCAGAGTATTTGAGTATTGTGGATAAAGTCCCCGATACTGAGCGAGCTAAGATCAATATGCTCTTGGAGATGGACAGGGTTGAGAAGTGCAGAGAATCATTTTTGTTCTTTGTGCAGCAGATGTGGCCTATATTTATCTCAGGGCAGCATCACAAAATCATGGCAGATGCTTTTGAGAGAGTGGCTAATGGAACACTGAAGAGGCTTATCATCAATATGCCTCCCCGGCACACTAAGAGTGAATTTGCTTCTTTCCTTCTCCCAAGCTGGTTTTTAGGAAAGTTCCCTGAGAAGAAGATTATCCAGACTGCTCACACCGCAGAACTCTCTACAGGGTTTGGTAGGAAGGTTAGGAATCTGGTCTCTTCTGAAGATTACGCAAAGATCTTTGATACCAAGTTATCTAGTGATTCCAAAGCCGCCGGTCGGTGGAACACCAACAAAGGAGGAGACTACTTTGCTATTGGTGTTGGAGGAGCCGTTACCGGTAAGGGTGCAGATCTTTTGATCATTGATGATCCTCATTCAGAGCAGGAAGCCAAACAGAATAACCCAGCCATCTTTGACGGGGTTTATGAGTGGTATACCTCTGGGCCTCGGCAGCGTCTTCAGCCTAACGGGGCGATTATCATTGTTATGACCCGATGGGCAACCCGGGATTTAACGGGGCAGATCTTAAAGAAGTCTGGTAATGATGGGGTGGATGAGTGGGAGGTTATAGAGTTCCCCGCCATTCTTCCTTCAGGAACACCTCTGTGGCCTGCGTTTTGGTCAAAGAAAGAACTTGAATCCCTCAAGGCAGAACTACCGGTAGCCAAATGGGAAGCCCAGTATCAACAAAACCCAACAGGTAATGAGGGTGCAATTATCAAAAGGGATCAGTGGCAAATCTGGGAACCAGAGAAGATGCCACAGTGTGATTACATTATCCAGTCTTGGGATACGGCATTTGAGAAGAACAACCGCGCAGACTATTCAGCTTGTACAACTTGGGGGATATTTGAACACCCCAATGAGCGCGGTGAGTACAAGACTAACATTATCCTATTGGATGCGTTTAAACAACGTATGGAGTTCCCTGAGCTTAAGAAGATGGCTCTTGAGTTGTATAAACAGTGGGAGCCAGATACATTAATTATTGAGAAGCGTGCCGCTGGCGCTCCTTTGATTTATGAGCTAAGGAAGATTGGAGTTCCCCTATCGGAGTACACACCGGGCAAGGGCAATGACAAAATAAGCCGTGTAAACTCTATTGCAGACCTATTTGCCTCTGGAGTTGTATGGTGTCCCACAACACGCTGGGCAGATGAGGTTATGGAAGAAATGGCTGCATTCCCTTATGGGGATAACGATGACTTGGTTGACTCCAGCAGCCAAGCCTTGATGCGGTTTCGGCAGGGTGGTTTTATTCAGATTGCCTCTGATGAGGAAGATGAACCCCCTATCTTTCGGCGTAAATACGAATATTACTAAGGATACCCAATGGCTAATTTTGATAAAAGCTTGTACCAAGCCCCTGCCGGTTTGGATGAATTGGCTCAGGCCGAAGATGGAATTGAGATTGAGATAGTAGACCCCGAGGCAGTAAATATTCACGCAGATGGACTTGACATCTCCATTGAGAAAGCAGATGAAGACTTTGGTTTAAACCTTGCAGAAGAAATGGACGAGGGAGATATGTCCTCTCTCGCAGGTGATCTGGATAGTGATATCTCAAACGACAAAGGTAGCCGCAAGGATTGGGAGAAAGCCTATACAGAAGGTTTAAAGCTTCTAGGCCTCCAGTTTGAAGAGCGCACAGAGCCTTGGTCAGGTGCTAGTGGCGTATTCCACCCAATGATTACCGAGGCAGTTGTCAGGTTCCAGTCTGAAAGCATCACAGAGATGTTCCCTGCCCAAGGGCCGGTTCGGACAAAGATTATCGGAGAAGAGACCCCAGAGAAGAAAGAAGCCGCAATCCGAGTTGAGGATGATATGAACTATGAACTCACCGAGGTAATGCGTGAGTTCCGCCCAGAGATAGAGAGAATGCTGTGGAGTCTTCCTGCCACAGGCTCTGCGTTTAAGAAGGTGTATTTTGATCCCAGCTTGGGACGCCAAGTATCTATGTTCATCCCGGCAGAAGATATTCTTTTGCCCTACGGGACTACAGATCTAGATACCTGCTACCGCCTGACCCATGTCATGCGCAAGACAAAAAATGAAATCATCAAACTCCAGCAAGCAGGTTTCTACCGTGACATAGATCTACCTGAACCGGGCAAAGAGCAAGACAACATCAAGAAGGCCAAAGACAAGGAAACAGGCTTTAGTGATTTAAACGATGACAGATACACCATTTATGAAGTCCACGCAGACCTAGACCTTCCCGGGTTTGAGGATGTAGATGATGAAGGCGAACCTACTGGGGTGGCCTTACCCTATGTTGTAACAATGATCAAGGGTAGCAATGATGTTTTGGCTATCCGCCGCAACTGGCATGAAGACGATGACCTGCGGCTTAAAAGGCAGCATTTTGTCCACTATCAGTACATTCCCGGCTTTGGGGCCTATGGTTTTGGTCTATTCCATTTAATTGGTGGGTTTGCCAAATCAGCTACAAGCATCATGCGCCAACTTATTGATGCTGGAACACTATCGAACCTGCCCGGTGGACTTAAATCTCGCGGTCTGCGGATTAAAGGAGATGACACCCCCATCCAGCCCGGAGAATTCCGTGATGTGGATATCGGCTCTGGAGCCTTGAGAGACAACATTCTTCCTCTCCCATATAAGGAACCAAGTCAGGTTCTGGCAGGTCTTCTCGGGACTATTGTTGATGAAGGCCGTAGGTTTGCCGCAACAGCGGACATGAACATCAGCGACATGTCTGCCCAAGCTCCTGTGGGTAGTACCTTGGCTCTCCTAGAGCGACAACTAAAAGTAATGACCGCTATCCAAGCGCGTCTTCACTATACGTTTAAACAAGAGCTTGGTCTTCTTGCAGAAATCATCAAGGACTACACAGACCCTGATTATGACTACAAGCCGCAAAAAGGAGACAAAAGTGCAAAGCGGGAAGACTACGACTATGTAGAGATCATCCCCGTATCTGATCCCAACGCAGCCACCATGAGTCAACGCGTGGTTCAGTATCAGGCTGTT